CAGGTTCTAAGAAGAAAAAGCGCAGGGAACCAGATCCTAAAGTTTCTCGCCGTAAAAAAGGTGAGAGCAATGGTTGGGATGAAAACCCGATCATTAAGTCATTAGGTGGAGAAGAGACAGAGGTCTTTACTATAGGTGCGTTAGCGCATGCTTTAGAAAAAACCATTGTTACTATCCGCTTATGGGAGCGCAAAGGGTATATCCCACGTGCCCCGTATAGACTTCGGTCAAAGACTCTTAACGGGTCTAAGACTGGGGGAAATCGGGTGTATACCAGAGCGCTCATAGAATCTGCCATTGAGGAATTCTCAGTGCGTGGACTTCTAGGCTCCGCTCGTGTAGAGTGGAGTAACCTCGATGATCTTACTGAAGCGTTAATTCGTAGATGGAAGATTATTACAGAAAACGAGGGTCAGAAATAATTCTGACTCAATGCCAACTTGCATAACCTACAGAAAAGACAATCATGACAATCACACAACCAAAGTTCCAAGCAGCAGAATACTCTGCTGATATCGAAGCAACCACAGCAGAGGAAGTATCTGCTCCGAAGGCACCGTCCACTGTAAAAGGTGGCTGGGATGCGCTAGATAGTCTCATGAAGCCTGAGACAACCGCTTATCCAACAGACTTCAAGTTTAGTGAAGATCCTGTTCTCATCAAGTTCTTAGAAGATGGACCATTTGCAGTTTACGAACAGCACTGGATTGAGCGTCAAGGACGCAAGTCTTTTGTTTGTATCGGAGACGAGTGCCCGCTTTGTAATATCTTGGGTGATAAGCCTCGCGGTAAGTTCTCATGGAATGTTCTCGTCCTAAGTGGCGCAGAGCAGACTGTACAAGTACTTACTGTACCGCCAGTATTCGCTCGTCAAATTGCAGCAGCAAATAAAGATGAGCGCAAAGGACCTCTCGTACGAGAGTTCTGGGAGATTTCCCGCACAGGAATGGGACCAACAACACAGTACAACCTAACGTACGTGCGTGGTCGCGATCTTGCTGAGGAATGGAAGTTGGACCTTGACACCGTCAATGGGCTTGTAGCAGCGGCTGTTCCTTATACCGCAGATCAAGTAGTTCGTGAGACCCCCCGCTCTGAACTAATTGGTATTGCTCGCTCACAAGGGTAAAGTTCCAACAACTTGTAGATGGGCTGGTTTTTATTAATCAGCCCTTCTACACACAACCATGGGGGTAATCGTGAACATAATAACAACGCAACAACAACTTGATGAACTTGTTAAGTACTACTTAGACCAACCGAGTTTCGCCTTTGATGTGGAAACAATTGGAGAAAATAGAATTCAACCAGTAGTTAATGATGTCTTGTGGATCTCATTAGCAACTGAAGGACGTGTAGACGTCATCCCTATGGGACACCCAAATGGCAAGTTTTTGCATTGGGATAAAGACATGCTTAAGAGTGGTTTAACTAAACTAGAAAAAGGCAAAGAGATTACTGATGCCGACTACTCAAAGAACAAAGCAAACTGGCGCCCAGTATTCGGTCCACCTCCAGCACAGTTGTTGCCAGGAGAAGTATTTAGGGCTTTAAAGCCACTATTCTTTAGCGATAAGTTAAAGATCGGTCACAACGTTAAGTTTGATTTAAAATCAATTGCCAAGTACTACCGAGGTGTCGTTCCCACTAAGCCTTTCTTTGATACCCTGATGGCATCTTTTATTATTGATAATCGTAATCGCCTTGGACTAGGTCTTGCAGACTGCTCTAAGCGTGAGTTAGGTATTACTGTTGAAAAAGGCGTTGGAGCACAGGTTGAGGTTCATTCTTTTGAAGACGTTGCAAAGTATTCTGGCATTGATGCAGACGTTACTTGGCAGTTATACAAGAAGTTGGCACCACAGTTAGAGGGAAACCTTAAGGCTGTATGGAGTCTTGAGATGGATGTTGTCGGTGCTCTATGCGACATGGAACTTTCAGGAGCAACTTTAGATGTTGAAGAACTGACTAAACTAAAGGTTCGTATCGATAAAGATCTAGACGTGTCAAAGGCTAAAGCATGGAAGATTACTGGGGAAGCCTTCTCTCTTAACTCTATTGCAGAGAAGCAAAAGTGGTTGTTTGGTCCTAAAGACCAAGGCGGTCGTGGAATTAAACCAAACATCAAACTAAAGATTGCTTTAACTCCTAAAGGACAAGACCTTCTTTACAACGATCCTTCTAAGATATCCATCCAGCACTACTCAGTTTCATCTGATGCTCTTGAGTTTTATCGTGGTAAGGACGAACTTGTTGATGCCATCTTGGAGTATCAAGACTTAAACAAACTGATGACTACATACGTAATGCCATACCTTGGTGGAGAAGTTACCCGTACTACTTCTGGAAAATCTAAGATTGTAGATAAGAAGAGCCTACTTATTGAAGGAAAAGTTCACACTAACTTCAAAGCCCACGGAGCAGAGACTGGTCGTTTCTCTTCCTCGGAACCTAATCTTCAGAACATTCCAAGTGGTGGTGACTACGGCAAGTTAATTCGTAACTTGTTTATTGCACCTGAAGGATACAAGTTAGTTGTAGCCGATTACTCTCAGATTGAACCACGTATTATCGCAGCATTGTCTAATGACCCCATCATGGTAGATAACTACCTAACAGGCGGGGACATCTACACCACCATTGGTGACACTATGGGGGTTAACCGCAAGGCTGGTAAAGTCTTGGTTCTCTCGATCGCCTACGGTGTTGGGCCAGATAAGATCGCTAGTCAGATCGGCTGTACTATCCCAGAGGCTAAAAAACTACTCAATGACTTTACGGAGAAGTTTTCAAACATTTCTAAGTACAAGGCCAAGGTCATTAGAATGGCAGAGCAAAAGAGACCAATGCCATACGTAGAAACCCTTATGGGACGACGTAGATACCTTCCAGAACTGATGAGCAAGGAACAAGGGCTTAAATCCAGAGGAGAACGTCAGGCATTTAACACGGTTATCCAGGGATCTGCCGCAGACATCATGAAACTAGCCCTAGTACGTGCCCACTCGTGCTTTGTAGATGAGCCAGAGGTAAACGTACTTTTGACTATTCACGATGAAATTGTTACAGTTACCCCTGAACATCTAGCAGAAGAAGCAGCGGAAGCCATCCGCGTGTCGATGGAGGGGATTACCTTTCCACAGATTACAGTTCCTCTTATAGCCGATGTTAAGATCGTAGACAAGTGGGGAGAGGCAAAGTGATGGATGAAGAGTTATCTTTAGAAGATCAAATTGCAGAACTTAAATGGGACTTAGAGCGCAACGAAGCGGCGTTCAAAGCCCTTTCTCGTGAGAACCAAAAGTTACAGTCTCGCAACTTTGAGTTAGAAGATTGGCATCAGCGCAACTTTACAAAGGTTAAAGAGTCTGAAGAATGGCGTAAAAAGTTTGAACTGAGTGTTCACACCCCAGAGTATAAGCAAGATGCAGAAAAGGCTTATGACCGTGGGTACCACGCTGCTAGGCAAAAGATGTCTGCATGGTTTATTCAAGTTGGTCAAGATATGAAAGCCGAATTGCTACAAGATAAGGAAAACAATGAGTAACGCAGACTGGTGGGCTAAACAACTAGGAACACAACAACAGGCGCCACAAGCACGCCCCGCAGCGATGCCTATGCCACCTTCGCAGCAGCCTATGCAACCTAACTACACACCTTATCAAGCGCCTGCTCAAACACAGTCCAGTCCTCGTGGGCTATCTAGTGCATCTCAAACGGAGACTTGCCCTGACTGTCGCTCAACTAACTACATGTCTGTGCAAGGGGCAAAGTCTCGTTGTATGGATTGCGGCTACCCTTTAGAACAATCTGGTGGAAGATTTGGCGCTCTTAATGGGGCAAAGGTTGAAGGAAGCGCTACAGCAGCATTAGGTAATGACACCACTAATAACTACAACCCACAAACTATCATTGGACGAATCTAGGAATGAATGATGATGCGAAAAAGATTATGGCTCTCCTTAACAAAAAGTTTGGGGATAACGTTGTGGTACTTGCTTCGGATATTCGAAGTGATCTTATCCCTCGTGTTACTAGTGGCTCTACTACCTTGGACTATGTTCTCGGTGGTGGGTTCCCTGGTAATCAATGGAATGAACTCATCGGTGAGCCGTCTCACGGTAAAACAGCGCTTGCTCTCAAAACAATTGCAGCAAACCAAGCGTTAAATCCAGACTACTTAACTGTTTGGGTAGCCGCAGAGCAGTGGGTACCAGAGTATGCGGCCATGTGTGGCGTAGATACCACTCGTGTCATTGTTATTGAGACAAGCATCATGGAAGAGGCTTATCAAGCCGTTATCGACTTTGCGGAGTCTAAGTCTGTAGACGCAATTGTTATTGACTCCCTACCTGCCCTTTCCCCTGCCCCTGAAATGGAAAAAGACATGTCAGAGGCAACCGTAGGTCGTGGAGCGCTTCTTACTAACAAGTTCTTCCGTGTCGTGGGTACCGCAATGAAGCGATCACTTATTGAAGATGAGCGCCCTGTTTTAGGTCTAATCATCAACCAGTACCGCATGAAGATCGGCGTAATGCACGGAGACCCTCGTACAACTCCTGGAGGAGAAGGTAAGAACTACGCGTTCTTTACTCGTTCAGAGGTAAAGCGTGATGAGTGGATTGAAATTGGTTCTGGAACAAACAAAGTACGAGTAGGTCAACGCATTAAAGTACGTACTCTTAAGAACAAGTCTGCCCCACCACAACGTGTTGCTTACTTTGACTTTTACTTTGCTGAAGGCGGAGAGTGTGCTCCAGGTGAGTTTGACTTTGCTAAAGAGATCGTTTCCCTAGCAGTTGTAAAGGAAATCATTACACGTAAAGGTGGATGGTACTACTACGGCGACCGTAAGTGGCAAGGTAGCGAGTCAGTCATTGACAGTATTCGCGAAGAGATTGATCTTAAAGAAGAGATCAGAGTTAAGGTATTTTCAGATAACGAGTTCCCTACTGAATTGGTGGAAGTAGATGAGTAATCCAGGATTTGTTATCAATGACCCAGAGTGGGCTGACGATATACAGCGTGGTGTGGAAGAGTACACAGATATGTTGTTTGAAGCCATGTGGGAAACATCTGAAGAAAGTATCTCAGAGACACTCTCAGGAGAACTATTCTGTGGCTGTGGTACCTGCCTATGGCGTGAAGCGCTGACTTACATAACTCCCAAGTTGCTTAAAGGGTTTGAAGAAGGTAAGATCGAACTTGAAGACTGAGGGACAAAAGAAATCGCAAATGCATGAAAAGCGTTTGGCTAAGAAATTAGGTGGAACTGTTAACGCAGGTTCAGGTTCCTTTTGGTCTAGAAAAGGCGATGTGAGGGCTGACGGCCTACTCATCGAGCATAAGTACACAGGTAATAAGACTTACACTCTTAAAGCCGTTGACTTAGAGAAGAACGTAACGCATGCAATTCTAGAAAGTCGTACACCAATCTTTGGTATTAGTCTCAACAATAAGAACTACGTAGTTCTTACGGAAGATGACTTCATAGAGATGAGAGAGAATCTTCTAGCAAATGAATGACGAGCCAGAGTACTCCTGGAGGTATGAAGCACGATGTTTTGGCGCTGCTCCTAAGTCCCCTGATGAAGAGGACATCTTCTATCCTCCACGAGATAAAGCCAAGTACAAGATCATTGCCGATAAAGCAAAGGTTTACTGTATGGGAGAAACAGGTAAGAATCCATGCCCTGTAAGATCTCAGTGCTTATGGGATGCTGTTTCTAGAGATGAACCCCATGGTATTTGGGGTGGGTTAAGTCACAGAGAAAGAAATGCCCTTAAGCGTAAATGGAGCAAAGAGTTTAAGTTAAAACGCACTACACTAAGTTTAGAAGACTATGTACTTCAACAATAGGGGCAAACAATGGTAAATGATTTACAGAAGTTCTTAGACGCCAAGAAGAAACCTACACGCCTCTTAGGTGATGTAGAGAGGTACATGCTACTACGACCACAAGGTGATCGTTCTACGTTGGTGCTGCACCCTTCAGAAATCATTAAGCCTGATTTTTGTCATAGGTACTCTTACTACTTGATGAGTGGTGGGGTAAAACTTGGCAGCAAACCTGCTCTTAAACTACAGTCAATCTTTGATGAAGGTCACTACATCCATGACAAGTGGCAGACTTACTTCTATGAAATGGGAAATCTTTATGGGGATTTCAAGTGCGTGTATTGTAAAGGGATAACTACAGGTATCTCTCCAGAAAGTTGCTCGTCCTGTGGTGGTGCGTTGAAGTACGACGAAGTAAAGATGCTAGATAAGAAGTTGCGTATCGCAGGTCATACTGATGGTTGGATCAAAGGTATAGGTGAGGATTGCCTTATCGAGATCAAGTCCATTGGAACTGGCACTATGCGGTTCGACGCTCCTGAACTACTGGCTGATGCTGACAACGATGTGTCGAAGGCGTTTAAGAACATTCGACGTCCATTTAGGTCTCACCTTCTTCAAGGTCAGATGTACTTGGAATTAGCAAAACGCATGTATGGAAGCGATGCTCCTAATGAAATCGTTTTTATATATGAACTTAAAGCAGATCAATCATACAAAGAGTTCAGTGTCAAGGCTGACTTTGAAATGGTAGAACGTATCTTCTGGGTGGCTGAGAAAATTGTTGAGGCTGTAGAAGATGGTAGGATGCCAAAGTGCAACATTGACCCAGAGAATGGATGCAAAGAATGCAACTTGATCCCGTAGTACAGAAGGTAGCAAGCCCTCTTCAACCTCGTTACGAGCGTATGAATCTTCCAGAAGATATCACTACTCTTGGTGGGGATGAGTTGGCAGAACTGTTTACCAAACTTACTGGTTGGGCAGATTTCTTTGCATCTAAGTTAGTTGAAGCGCAGTTAGATGAACGTTCATGCCAACTAGAGTTGGATCGTGAGAACGCTCGAATGTTGGTGGCACGAATGGGCGCAGCAACTAAAGGGGATAAAGTTACTCTGATTAAAGCGGAGATTTCCCTTGATCCAAAAGTTATTGAGTTAGAAGATCGTGTAGAGAGTGCTTATGCATTTCGTAAAACCTATGAGATGATCTTAAGTAATCATGAAAGAGATATTATGTTGGTATCTCGTGAGATAACACGCAGAACATCTGAGCAACGTCGTGGAGGAATC